TGATCCCTTAGAGAAGCATTCAGCTCGTCAATGGCCAAAGGCTTAGAAACTGATGTGGTACGCCAACCCAAAGAATCAGAAACCCTAGGATTCGTATGATTCATCTTGCGCTGTTTATACAGGTTCCGGTAACCCACTCTGGCCAAAGACTTCAAGGTTGTTAGACCATGGTTGTTGGATTCAACACCGATCAAAGCATGATTGTAGAAATAACCCAAAGCAACCAGCACATCCTCACCGAACAGGTCTGGGTCAATGTGCCCATGCCAATGGGCAACAACGATCCCTGTGTCCGCAGAAATCACATGGGCCGAACTGTAGTCACCATGCCCCAAACCTTCAGCGACGTCTGCGCCAATCACATAGGATTCGCCTTCTTGAGGCATTTCCCAGATACGGAGAGGACCACCATCTTCCACGAACCTAAAGACGGTTCTGACGCTGGTTGAACTTAAATAGCCTTCTTCTGGGACTATTGGTTCAATTTCCCTGAGGACGTCCAAGTCGAAGACTGGGCGACCAGAACGAACGAATGCTTCTTCTGGGTCACTTGGATATTCCTGCGCCAACTGCCAATCTGGCAGGTCACGCTTTTTGGCTTCATACCAAGACTGGTCACGATCTCCAGCTGACCATGGAAAGAAAATTCCTTTGAATCGGTTGGTCGCATTCTGCGAACCAACCCATAACTGATGGAAAATGTTTCCTTCACCGTTGGCGGTTGATAGACAGATGACACGTCCACCAACGTCAGCAATTGGTTCAATAGAAGCCCATGCTTCTTCAGGGTTCGGCAAGAACGCCATTTCGTCAATAACAACACGATATACGGATTCACCACGTGCAGGATCATTGCCGGAAGGCAACGATTCAATTGCGGAATCATTAGAGAAAACCATTTTGAGCTGGTTGTCTGAAACCAGTTCCGGTCCACGGACCTTCATCCATTGCGGCATCATCTTGTAGCCGTATTTGGTTTTCTGCAAAAGCTTGGATGCTTCACGTTCGGTACGACTAAGCATAACCACGAATCTGTCTGCCCAAAAGAATGATTCCCAAAACACGAACGCTGCAGCCAGTGTGGAAAACCCGATCTGTCGTGCTTTGAGCACAATGCTGTAACGTTCTTCAATCCAGGTGCGCACAGTTTCTTCTTGTGCTTCACGGAGCACAAATTTGATGCGTCCACGTTCGGGATGGCGAATGGTCCAGTAGGTTGAGCAGAAATGCGCAAACGCTTCAACAAGTTCATCGGGGGAGCCATTTTCTGGCCCCCTGCACTTTCGCCATTCCTTCTCGTTGAGAAGGTCTGTCAGTTCCATTACTTTGCTCGCTTACGCCCCTGAGAAGCCATTTTCTGGAACTTGGCTTTACCGTACTTCTTGCGACCAATACTGGCCGCCAAAGCCCCAGGGTTCTTAACACCCTGAGACTTCAGACTTTTTTCAAGCTTGGCGAAACGTCCTCCGCCGCCAACACGCATGGATCTTGCCATTATTCGCTTACTCGTTTGGCAGCTTTCTTGGCAGCGATCTTCCGTGGGGTTGCACCAAAAGCCGCATCAATCTCATCCTTGGTCAGGACACCATCAATGCTTGCCTTTGCCAATGCTTCGGCAACCTTGAATACGCTGACTGCGCCAGCGATACAGGCAGACTTCCAGACTTCAAGGTCTGGTGCGATGATTGCCGCACCGGTGACAACACCAAGTGCGTTCGTGAGGAACAGGGCAACAATTCGACCTGCAACATCCTTTGCCTTATTCATTGTTCTCCTTGAAGTAAACACCCAGTAGGTGAATGATTAGAGCGATGGCGGAAATGTACCAACCGAGAAGACGAGTCTTGCCCGACAGCGTAATCAGCACGGTACCCGTGCCAGCAAGCGTCCAAGTCAGAGCGTGGATTTCGGAAAGGAACTTCTTCATCACCAATAGGACAAATCGTTACCGTCTACGGTCCCCCACAGCGGTCATAGTAGCCCCAACAGCCACCGCAATTAGGGTTCTACGGGTCGAAACAGGCACTTCTGACCCCAACGGAACATAGTCATCAAATCCGGCCCCAAAAACGTCCACCTCTTCCTCAAATGCCCGACGAACTTCTTCTGGTGCATCCTGAACAGCCTCAACAATGGCCGCAATCTGCTCCTCATTTAGTTCCTGTGGCTCAAGATTCTGAAACACCTCCACAGCCTGCTGTGTGGTAAGATTCTGTACTTCCAGCACCTGCTGTGCTGGATCTGGCACAGTCGGAGAGGGAGCCACCGTTGAAGTTGTTTCTGGGGTTGTTGTTGGTGTGGACGTTGTCGTACTCGGTTTTGGCTGTGAAGTCGTCGTCGTGGAGGATGTGGTTGTTTCTGGCTGACTTGTCGTTGTGCTCGTACTTGTGCTGGTTTCTGGCACAGTCGTTGTAGTTGTTGTTGTAGTTGTGGTCGTTGAGGTGGTGGTTGCTGGGGGCACCCACGGCTGAGTTGACGGCACAGGGACAGTCGTTGATGGGGCAGTAGTAGTAGTTGTCGTCGTTGTGGTTGTGGATTCCGTGGTTGTGACCCATGTCGTTGTCGTTTCTGGAATAGTCGTGGTAGTTGTGGAGGTTGTTGTTTCTTCAACCGTAGTAGAGGTGGAAGTCTCTGGAACCGTAGTGGAGGTAGTAGATGTTGGAACAGTTGTTGGTGCGGTCAAGCCGTAAGACCATGTGTACGGCTCGGTTGGCGGACCGTCACGCCAAGCCAAGCAGTCAGACCATGTTGGGTAAAGCCCTGAGCGGTAGTGCTCGATGGGTTGGAGCATTGTCCAGTTGCTCGTGTCAGACTGCCAGCAGGTCCATACGTTGTAAGTGACATCCGCTTTTGCGGATGTTGACATCAAAGAGTAGGTGGCGACTGATAGAAATATCAGCCAGCGACTCAGATGTTTCACTCAACAGAAGATGGAGGATTCCATCTAAAGTTTTCATCCAATGTCCACCCATCACTTGGTTTTGGGCCGATGAAAACATCATTTTCTTCGTCGTACCTAAATCCTTTGCTAGCAAAGTTTGCACGAATATTGCCGTTGTATGAAGTCCTTACGCACTTTTGACCACGAAGATTGCCATAGTATTCTTCCCAGTCAGATACACCGCCAACAACTTCCCACTCATTGCGGCCCACAATAACTTCGGTGACAATGTTGTTTTCGTCAAGAAATGCGTAATGTGCCATTAGACAGTAACCGTTCCAGTTCCAGCGGTAAAAGAGTAAATCTTATACCCACCAGTAATCGTAAGCGTGTACGTCAATCCGACAGAAATAGAAGTGAGGTTTTCGAACGAATCTGGATAGCGGAGAATAACTATTCCAGAACCACCACCGCCACCCCACGAATTAGGTCCATTACCCTGACCACCATTTCCAGTATTCGCTGCGCCAGCGCCGCCACCACCGCCAGCGGCATAGCCAATACCACCGACAGCCCTTGTCGTTGCGCTGCCCGTGATACTTGATGAAACGCCTGCGCCTCCTGATGCGCCAGTTCCACCAGCGCCGCCACCTCGCAGGCCACCACCACCAGATTGACCTGCGTAACCCTGATTTGCGGTTCCAGCACCACCCGTTCCTGGAACACCGAATGCGCTCGTACACGAACCACCGCCCGAACCACCCGAACCACCGTTGGCTACAGATGGGTCACTGTTTTCTGAACCGCCGTAACCACCACCAGTTGAGGTGATACTTCCCAAAACGGAGTTGTTCCCGTTACCAGCGCCGACTGTGACTGTGTATGAAGTTCCTGCAGATACTGCAAGTTTCGCTTCAGCAGATGCGCCACCACCCGAAGTAGCACCCGTTACCGAAGTTCTGTAACCACCAGCACCGCCACCACCAGACCGACTGTAGCCACCACCACCACCGCCAGCGATAACCAGATATTCAAACTCTGTTGGGTTCAAAGCCCCACCACGACGAACAGTATCGGCCTGTCCGACAACACCACGACGAGAGCGTGGCGCAAGGGAACCGCCAGAAATGGCGGTACCTCCGAATGGTTCGACTAATGGTCTATTCGCCATTATTTCCTACTAAGCGGTGATTCGGTTGACGTATCCAGAAATGGTGATGACGTTTGCTGTAGCAGCAAAAGCACGGACAACCAAAGCTGTTGCGTTCCCCTTCAGGATCAGACCCGGAACAATCAGGTACAGACCGTTCTCGGCCTTGACCGTGTACTCAATCAGGTCATCTGGCGAAGCAGTGCCACCCCACTCAATTGTCAACTTGCGGTCGGTCGTGTCCGAGTTGTGCGCATAAATCCACACCTCGTCAAGAGTCGTAGTCGTGGTGGAACCCGTGTGAATCGTGGTTCCGGGGGTTGCTGTTGCGGCAACCTTGATGGCCTTGCCATCGGTTGAACCGCTCAGGATTTGCTTGGAAAATGTTGCCATACTGAATACTCCGTTCGTTACCTAGAAAATTGCTGCTGCGAGAATGAACTGGTCATCTTCCTTGGCATTCATGACAAATGCCGTGGTTGCAACCTGTGTGGTGCTGGTGCTGACTGCCGCAGTAGGTGCCGCAGGAGTCCCAGTAAAAGTTGGGCTAGCAAGGTCAGCCTTCAGGGCCGAGCGAGCCGAGGTGTAGTACAGATTCGTTGCACCCTCGGTCAAATCATCAGAGTCTGCTGGAATCTGCGAGGTGATAACAGAGGCACCGGCCACAAACTCTGCCACATCGTTCAGAGCAACCTTCTTTGTGGTTGTTGCGCTCGTATCGACAACGGGCAAA